TGTATATAATATGATAACCTATCTTTTAAATTGTCATAAACTTCTTCACAAGTGTATGGATTATTTTCATCGGGCATCATATCACGAATACAAATCAGAACATTCTTACCCTCTTTGAGTCTTTGATCAATTAACCATTTATGTCCGTTATGCCACGGTTGCCATCTGCCGATAAACATCGAGTATTTCATTTATACACTCCTCTATTGGTTTGTTTGTATTTATATCTACGAAATTATGTAATGGTGGTTCGTAATCTTCTACAAAATAATCTTCTTTACCTCGTATATCCGTTGTGTGAAGATAGAACTCTGTTATGTTTCTATTTGATTTTAGTTTTTCTCTCATATCTCTATAAGGTGAAACTAATGATACCAATACTAAATAACCTTTATCATCCATTACTTTTGCCATATCGATGGCAAATTGAATATTCTTTCTACGACCTTTTTCTGAATAATCTTTATTATCCAAAACATCTCTCAAGTCATCACCATCAATATGCACAACTATCTCAGATGTATAAGAAATTAATCTATTGTAAAGTTCTGTTGCTAATGTGGTCTTGCCTGAACCAGGCTGACCTGTGAACCATAAAACCATTTATTATAACCTTTATCTATATTAATATATATAAAATTTAATTTCTAAAAACACAATTATTCTAAATACTTGAGTGCTCTTGTTCTTTTTTTACCTCCCAAATCGGATTTGAACCAAGCTTTTAATGTATGTTTTTCTGGCTTTTTCTGAGCTTTGGTGATTCCAGGGATTCCCCATGCATACCTTCTATTGAATCTTAATTGTATTTCCATCCGTGTCTTAGCGTTCAATACAAGTGGATATCCATTTTTTATTTGTTTAAGCTCAGGATGTTCGTAAACCGCCCAAATTTCGTTTTCATTTGTTCCACCACCTTTCATTGCTTTATATAACTTAATAGCATTCACATCTGCCTTGATAAAATTCTCTTCATTCCACTCAGCTACTTCCTCTTTCCTTTGTTCTGCCCATTGGGTTGCCTCACGTGTAACATTCTTTTTAAGGTTTTTATTCTGTTTTCTAATAATTTCTTCTCTTGCTTCTGGCTTATCTGGCAATTCAGATGAATTAATTAAATCTATTATTTTCAAGTTATCCAAATGTTTAATCTTTGCCATAGTCTCATCGGGAACTACTTTACCCCTCTTCAGTGCAAGTTCATCCACATCAACCCGCATCAATCCTTCTATACCAGTAGTCCATCCAGTTGAATCTAATGTTTGTGTAATTCCAGTAACCTGAAACACAGCAAATTCTCTATATAGTTCAGGAATATAATCTACAGTAAAAAAATCATAAAGTTTTATCCCAGCTATTCCAGCAATAGAAAAAGAACAATTGAAAGGGATGGGCACATCAACTGACCTTTGAGCTTTATCAGTTTTGTTTATCAAAAATAACATCGACTTAGAATATGCCTCTAACATTTTACCAGTTTGATCATAAATAATACCCCTATCATTTAAGGCCTTTTGGACATCAAACCATTTATAAGCATCCGCATCTACCTCTTCCACAACATCTAATAATATTGCCTCTACCGCTTTTTCTGTTGTTTCCAAATCTCCAGGTATATACTGTGGGGTCCGTGTTGATAATTTTCCTTTGTCCCTATGAGCAACCTGGCCTATCATATATGGTGTTGTTACATCGTCTAACAATTTATCTCTCTGAAGTTTTTGTGCATCAATTTCTTTATTTGCAACTTCTTTATCTAAATAATTATAATTTTGAAGTGCACTAAAAGCCTTTACGGCTCTTCCTTCCTTATCTCCAGGAACTCCAGCCAGTATTCCATTCAGACTTGTAGTACTACTATTTCCTGAATAAAGTGCTTGAGTCATCATTTCTGAAGATAACTGTGTATTAAAAGTCATCTCTTTCACTAAAGAATCTTTACTATAAACTTTAAATTGAAAAGTTTTAAAGGGGTCTTTTTTTGTAGACTGATTTCTTGAATCAGGAAAATCTAAAACGTTTTTAACCCTTACACGAGTTATATTTCTATCATAAACACCAACCGAAGTAGTATCATTTGTATCAGTCAACATATCAAAATCCCAAAATCCTCCGTATTGTGAAGTTACATAAGCCCATAACGATTTTATCGCCTGTCCAACATTGCTTGTACCTGCAAAATGTTGTATAAGAATATCTGCACTAAAAACTATGTTACGAATTATTCCTCTGGAATTTTCTAATCCTTCGGGTTCAAATGCAGGAAATCCCCAGGAATTATCCGAGGTTTGATTCATATCATGATATATCTTCTCCACATCATCCATAAAACTCATGTCCTTCAATACTTTGTCTGATTTGTTTAATTTACTCATCTCAATAGTCTTACCAGGGAATATTATATCAAAAGACCTGGTAAATAAATTTACTTCACTACGACATAAATTAAGTTCATACAAATTATCAGGATCAAGGTCTTGACGGTAAATACTATGGCCCCAGCGTTTGTATTCATCATCAGGAGCCGTTCTATACGAACTATTAAATCTAGCAATCCATTCATCATCCATATCAGAGTTATTATTTTGTGGTGTTTTTTTTATAATTAATCCAAAATAAGTATTTAAAATATTATCTTCAAACCAACCCCAAGTACACCAAGACTTTCCACCATAAGTATATGTTTGATCTGAAGTCATATATCCAACTTTTTCTGCTGCCTGTTCCAACGGCTTTCGTCCCGGGTTTCTCAATTGTTTAATATAAACATTAAGATCATTCATTACTCTTTCGAAAGAACTTTTCTGAGCATTAATAATTAACTCTTTCAGCTTCTGTGTTCTCTTCTTCCCCATCTTACTTGTTTTATCTATAGATTTAAACTTTTTTTGTGTTTCTGGGGTGTTCATGTTAAAAAAATCATTAACTAAACTGGGAGTTATTTGATCTGGATCTCTTCCTTTTGGTGATTTAAATAATTGATTTCCCATCGATACAAGTTCGGTTGTACATTCATACCTACCACCCTCAACGAGATTATAATTAAAATTTTTAACGATTCCACAAGTCGCAAAATAATCACCACCATAGAAAGTAATTTTTTCTTGATTGGCTTTAAAGAAATCAAACATTTCTTCTGAAGTTTCAATATCTGGTATTTCTTGTGGTTTTTCTCTTGACCAACCAAACTCAACCAATACTACTCTTGAAGGTGTTAAAAATGCATTTTGATATACTTCAAATTCTTTAATATCATTCAAAACCCATGTGATTGTAGTAGATAATGTGGTTTGATTCAAATACGTAACTGTTATTCCCGTAACTCCATTATGTCCACGAAAAGTTCTATCTGTATTTTTGGACGACCTAATTGATAACGGTTCATTTATTCGGTTATTTGTTGTCGGAGAATAATCAGAACTTAATCTAAATAACTTATCATCTTTTATTTTTGTTATGTCTCCATCATCATTCGTCTCAACTTCAGGTACTGCAGATGTGACTTTTGCCCAAGTTGCACCCATAAGGAAAGAATCTTGATTTGAATTTGGATTAGCCGAATTTAAAGGATTATCAACTTTCTTTCTATTTAAAGCGTCGATTCGATTAAATAAAGTACTCTGGATATTTTTATGTATATAATCTCCAAACATTTTAATCCTGCTTTGAATTTAAATTATTCAAGTTCCTAATAACATCTGAAATATCTTTTGGTATTATTAATCTTTGTCCGATTTTTGGTTTTAGATTACCTTGAAATTCTCCATTAGCCCTTGCAATAATCCACCATAATGTTGTATCTGAATAAAACTTTTGCGCTAAAGAACCATAACTGTCACCATATTTTACAATATGAATCGCATCACTATTTTTAGATTTAATTTTTGCATACTCAGTCGTGGATAGTTTCCTATGACCAGTTTCTTTATCGATTTTTACTTGTTGGTATTTATATCTATTCATACTGCGCTGCCTTATCCCTTATTCCAGACCTCCTCATTCGCGAATGTCTCGTTGGCTGGTTAACGTTCTCTGGTGGGAGTAGACCTTTTTCAAAACTATTACCTATTTCAAAAGTGCCTCTCTTATGTGGTTTAGTACCCATATCTTTCAACCAAGGCACATCATAATGTTTTCCAAGAGTTTGTGGTAAGTATTTACCAATATAAACAAACTCTACACTCACATTAAAATACTGTGGGATTTGATGACCATCATCTAACTCCCAAGTTGCACCTTCATCTGTAGTGATTGTGATTGAACTAAAATAGCCTGGAGTATCTTTAAATAAATCACCTATAGTTAAACTAATATATGGAGCAACTGGTCTTGACTCAGAATCTCCTTTAAATAATTCTTTATATGTTGGATAACCCAGTCCCATTAAATAATTCATTTTCTCTTGTATGATTGGTATTTCTTGTTTGGTAAATGCCGCTACTTTAAAATCAAATCCAACACTTCTATCTGTTCCCGTATAGATATGTACGGCATCTGGTCTTCCAATATATCTTTCTTGAGAATATGTAGGCGTGACGGCATCGGTTATTGTACCGAGATGTGCTGGAAAGATTAACCATTTACCATTTACTAAATCTCTAATTCTAAACTCTATAAAATCTGTAGGTAAGTTGGTTGTTGATGTATTATCTTTAGTACCGTGATATGGAACTTGTAATTGATTACTTGTTCCAACTGAATATATATCACGGTCAGTACTAATTTTAATAACAGATCCCTTTTCACTCCAAAAATGCTTGGTAGTTTTACTATTTGGTGGGTCTTTTCCCACTTCAATTTCTTTATTTGTACTATTTGCACCCCTATACCCGTAATCCTTCACGAATCGTCTACCTTGCATTCCTGCTCCGAATCGAAATCTTCCCGTTCCCACGTCATCAGGATATTTTGGAGGATTTTTAAAATCTAAAAATGTTCCCGTAGTATGTCTTGGTAGATGAACAAATGGTAATACTGAACCCAATACACCCAATGGATTATAAATTCTTGTTTCTCTTCTAGCGTTAAATCTTTGTAATACGGCTTGTTTTATATGAAAAAGAAGCCCTTTTGGTGTAACTGACCATTTTGTCCATCTCGCCACATCTTCAACTGTTTTAACTGCGGTTAATGCAATATTACCAAAACCATCATTAAATCTATGAACTTGAAGATAAGCACTACTTGGTTGTTTTACATCATTACTTCCTCTATCTGTATTGGCCAATTTTGAAAAATCTGGAGATATAATTGTTGTTTCAACTTCAGTAACACGAGAGGGTGGTGTGGGTAAATTCTTCACATTACTCGGTTCTGAACGAGTGGTTTCAATTTTTTTATAATCGAAACTTGATAAGTCTGTTTTTATTCTATTTAATATTGCCATTACTTAGTCCGTAGAGTTCATAAGTTTTTTCCAAAGATAATCCATGGGTATGTACGCAGCTCCCACCACACCACCAGTTGCTTTGGCTATTTCCGCGCCTTTTTCTAAACCTGCTCCAATCTTGGATGTGATATCTTTCGTCATTGTTTTGGTTAATACTTCGATAGCAGCTGTTAATTCCTTAGTTGCATCGAGCTGGGTTTCTTCAAGTTTCTTCTGTTTGTCCTCTGGAGATATCTCCAATGGTTTACCACTTACCAATCGAGATAATTCACTTACTTCAACTCCTATTGATGCCGCTAACTTTTTCCTTTGAATAGCACTTAATCGTGTAAATTCTTCCGCACTTCCTAATTGTCTAACAATTTCATTTGTGGCACCCAATATATCATTATCCATAGCCAACATCCTGGCTTTATCAAAATTCAAATTTTTACCAATCATCATTGAGGCTTCCATTGTGTTTGTTATAGAAGTTTCAAAATCTAATAATGATTCAGTCATTTTCATAGTTGTTGCTAAGGAAGTACCCATTTTCTGTGCGTGAATAGCAGCCATTTGAAGATTTTTCATACTACCATTAGTATATGTTGCGAAGTCTTCTGCAGATTCGGCTATATCAGATATAACTGCCCCTTTATCCACTCCAAACTTTTCAGCCAAGTTTGCAGTAGCTGTCACCATCCCAAGACCTTTCTTAAAGCCCATACCGTTCATATCTGCAAACATTCTTGCCATATTAGCTATATTTGTTTCACTTGTTCCTGTTGCGGCTGCTAAAGTACTCAAGGTTTTTACATTTTCTTTATTTATATCTCTGGTACTTCGAGTAGCGTGATAAATTGCAGTAGCACTATCGGCGAGGTCTCTACCAAGTAATTTCATTTTTGCTTGTTCGATTGGCATCGATTTTATAACACCTTGCATTTTTGCGGCTGTACCTAACGAAACTCCCATTTCCTTTGACATATCTCTGGTAGCCGTAACTGATTTCCACAGATAACCTACAATAGCTATAATGGCAGCTGCAATAGCCATGAAAGGATTGGCTATTATTGCAGCTGCAAAAGCTTTTGCACCTTTCACCATACCTTTAATTGCCGCAACACTTGAACCCATTGTACTTAATCCCATATCAAGAAATTTATTTTGGGCCTGAGCTTCCTCTGCGGCTTTTGACATTATTTCGTGTTCAGTTTGGAGCATCCCAATTCTATCTTCAAGAATTTTCTTATCATCTCCATCCAAATCAACCAGTTGTTCAGTTAATGCTTTAATTTCTTTCTGGGTCTCTTCAATATCATATGATAATATTCCCTTTTCATTCATACTACCGAGAATTTCTCTTTCTTTTTCTTCAATATTTGTTAATAATGCCACGGATTCAGCATTAGTTACTTTAGAAGCTTCGGCAAGTATATTTTTTGCATTATCGGATTCATCCTGGAGTTTGACCTGATCTCCTAAAGTCTTCTTAGCCTTACTAAGTAATAAATTTCTTTTTTTATCGAAATTTGAAATTTTCGCTTTTTTGTCGACTTCTTTTTGTAATAGTCTTATATAATCGAAACCCGCAGCTAATCTCGCTTTTAAAACTACCAATGCATCTTTATCTTTTTGAAGACTCGAATCTTTTATCTTGTTGATTTCTTTTTCAGTCTTCTTTTGTTCTTCATTTTGTGCAGCTATTTTCTTTTCTTCACCAGCCATCAAATGCCTTTATATATGTTATTTCGAAAAAGATTTTAAATTTTATTTGTTACCGCTTTGTAATGCCAGCCTGTGCCCGATTAAATCTGTCCTCTAAAGAACCTAAAGATTTGGCAAAAGTATTTAACTCTTTTTTAAACTTTGGATCTTTCAAGAGTTTATCAACATTTTTTTCTTTCATTTTCTGAACTCTCTTCTCAACACCTTTCATAAATCTGTCAAGAATTCCTTCAGTTAACTCAAATTTTGCCATTTAAAATCTCCAATTATATAGATTGATTTATCTTATTAATAAATATAAGAATCTATTTTTTTATTATAGTTGTCGTTGTATGGTTTTTGGGGGGGATGAACTTGATTTATATGCCGCACTTTCTTTTTCTTTAATATCAACAAGTTTTTTCATATAATATCTTCTCCAATGAACGGGCATATTATATACATCATTGAAAGTAAATCCATTACTATAATGACACAATGAAAATATCTCATCGTGTACTACTTGTTTATATTTAGAACCCAGGCCAAAAAAATGTGACCCCGATTGGTATATCAACCATATGGGGCTCTCCTATTCCACTAATATATTCTGAAGACATATCAATATCTGGAGCAATTGATTTTACATAAGTCCTAAATTCTTTAGTATCTAACGCAAGAAATTCAGTATCAACAAATTTATTTATTCTTTTTTTAGAACTATCTCCATCTACAGAAATAATTTGTTGTTTTAATCGAGTAGTAAGTTCAGGACTTACTCCAGTAACCTTAGTTATAGATTGTAATGCCTTTATACTGGCCTCTATTTCCGCCTCATCTTTATGAGTTAGTAATTTAAATTCAATTATACGTTTAGAATTAGGTAATTCTAATGAAAATTTATTTTCACCACTTTTGAATTGAGAATAATCTATTTTTCGAAAAGTCCTTTCTGACAAATCTACTGTGATTTCTTTTGTAAGTCCAGAATCGGGATCAGTAATCTCAACTATATACTCTTTACCATAACCCAAAATTCTAGCACCTAACATTATTGCATTTTTATCACCAATTAACATATCGTCAATTTTGATAGATTTATCTGGAATTATCGATTCAAATAATTTATCTAAAACAGTACCTTGTTGAATTAAATTAGCAGAAGTTAAAATATCTTCTTCCTTTGCAGTCATGTATTTTATTTCTACTTTACCACTCGAAAGTGGATTTTCTTTTGGATACAATAATCCTTTTGAAGGCAAATCTATTACCTCAGTAGGAAAATCATATTGATTTTCAGCCATATTTAGCTCCTTTGATTTTATTCAAGATTTATAACCATTATACTTTATAACCTTTAAAACTTTTATTTTTAATTATTTTTTCGGTGCAAATTTCTCTTTGATTGGTTTAAGAATCATATCGAAAAGAATATCGTCATATTTTGTTGGTGTAAGTTTCACGATTTTTTCAATCGCGTAAATACCAACCAAAACATATTCCCAATTTGCTGCTATCCATTCACTCATTTTTATTCTCCTATATTTTTAGAACGACAATACGGCGTAATCGTAACGAAGTGTTAGATTTATATCCACTACATCTGTTCCGTTTGCAAAATCTAAATCATTAAAATTGGCCGTTTGAATAAAACATCCATGAAGTACCCATTCCTCTACTTTATCTCCAACTGGACCTAATAGATTGAATCTAATTTCTTTCTTATAGAAATCTGAATATCCATCTCTACCCGTTACAGATTCATGGTGTTGTCTAACCCATTCCATTACGGCTTGTGCTCCACTTGGAACAATAGGATCATAAAGAGTAACTTCTAATGGCTCCCATACACCTTTACCTTTAAGAAATCGTTTTACATTAATATGGTTTAGTTCAACTTCATCAAAAGTTATTTGGGGACGGTTCATTGTTTTTACAAAATAAGAAGGTATATCTTCTATATACATGATAAACCGATTTTTAGTCTTCGGTTCAAACGGTGTAAAAAAGATTTCGTCTTGATTTAGAATCTCGGCCATTTTCGTTCTCCTGTTAATGCCGTTCACATACTATTACATATATAAATATCACTTTAATAAAAAAAAGTGATACTCAAATATATTGTTTTTTGAAGTTTTATTGAAGTTTTTTATAGAAAGAAAAACCCCAACTAAAAATTGGGGCTTTTCATTATACGTTAGTGTTTGTTTATAAGTCAAACTTATTCAGGGAATGCTGCTCCCGTAGGTTGAATGATAAAGTCTAATACTATAAACTCTGCTGTTCTTGTAGGTTGAATAAAGATTTGTCCTCTTAATTCATTTCTATCAACAACGTCAGGTGTATTGTTAGAATCATCCATCACTACTTTAAATGCACTTAAACCACTATTAGCTTGTACGGAATTCAAAAATGGATTCACAATACCTAAGAAACGATTTCTTGTTGCTGCTGTGTTTTGTTCGAATACCAAGTACCTTGAAGAACTTGCAATGAACTTACGAAGTCTGATTAACAATCTTCGTACATTGATTCTATCAAGTGCTGATGGTTTCCCTTGTAATGTTTTCTGTCCAAACACCACTACTCCTTGTTGTGGGAATGAAGCGATTGGATTAACACGACCATCATAAAGAGTATCACGTTCTTTATGAGTTAGTCTTGTTTTTGCTTCCAATACTGAACTTAATCCACCACGATTCAAACCTGCTGGTGCGAACCATTCGTGTGCTACAGTATCAGTATTAGCTATAACACCAGGTATCACAACTGAAGGCGGAACCCACATTGGTTTATTCTTAACAGGATCAAGAATCTTAACCCAAGGATAATAAGTAGCTGCATAATTAGTATCTACTGATTTAATATCACTAACTGCATTTGTTACTGAACGGCCCCATCTTGAACCATCCAAAACATAAAATGCATCTGCTCTATCTTCTACTTTAGATATTGCGTGATTGGTTACCTGTGTATGATATTCGTGTATAATACCAGGTGTTACCAACATATTCATATCAAACTCATCAGGATTACTTACAGCGTTAATTGCTCGTTTGTACGCTACTGTACCACTTGTATTTGCATTTGTACAGTTAAGTCCTTGTGTGTTTGTGGCTGAAATATCATTACCAGTTGCTTTTACTGTAGTTGGATTATCACCATCAAATCCACCTTGAAATGGAACAACAAATTTTCTTTGTTCTTTTGCTGATAGTGTCATTGTAATTGCCTGTGATGCATTTGAATATGTATCGGCTCCAATTTCACTAGCATCTGCATGTCCATACATATTTTCTAAACTAAATACAGCATTAAGACCAGTACCAACTGAAGTTGGTGAAGGTGCTAAATATTCTTGATTATCTTTACTTTCAAAATCCCAACCATAGTATTCATTTGAATCAAATCTACCTTGTGAAGTATCTATATGATCTGTAAACTGGTTTGTTACAAAACTAGCACTTGGAACAGTCCCAGATGAAATTGGATTCTTAGTTGCTGCAAAACCGTGAGGTAAAGCGTCTCCACTAATACCTTCGAGGTTTGTTGAATAATCACTAACATAAATATGTTGTGATTTATTTGGCCAATCACCATTGTAAGTAAGTTTACCATTTGTGTCAATAGTTACATACCTATCACCAATTTCTCGTGGTAAAAACTTTACTGAATCTGGATCAAAATTTACATTTTGATATTCTTCTACTAATTCTCCATCATCGTTTTCACCTGGATTATTTTTCAATAATCTAAGTGTAAAATCACCATAATCACTACCTGCAATATCTTCTTGAACTCTTAAATCTGCAACTGCTAATTTGTATTTTTCATTAATAGCAGTACCGTGAGAACGAGTATTAACTTTAAACAAATTCTTTCTTGATCCACCAATCAATTGAGAAACAATATAAGGTGTGGTTGCTACACTATAATCATTTGTGAAATCTTCTCCACTACCACTTGTTAAAGATGCAGTTGTGGTTGAAGAAAATGATTTTTCACATTGAAAACGTTCAAAGTTTTTATACACATACAAGTCTTTATTTGTATCTTGTGGATCTGTACTAAATACTTTTGTGATGTAGCTATTAGAACCAGTATCAAACGATGCCGTATATGCTGTTGTTCCTACAGTAAATTCAAATGCATCCCAATGATATTTCGCTGCAGTAGAACTCATTGACGCACTTCCTGGCCCGTTAATATCTAAACTTGGACTATTTCTTGAAGGTTTTAAAACTGCTGCAACTCCGTTATGAGTTGAAGATGAAACACTAATATAAAGTGAATCAGTTTGATATCCACCGATACCTAAAACTCTTACTATTGTTACGGCAGGTGCACCATTATCAAAATATTCTTTAACTGTATATGGTACATAATACCGTGTATCTACACCACCAAAAGTATTTTCAAATTCAGAAAAACTTGTTAGGGTTGTTGGAACGAATGCTGGGCCCTTAACTGTTGGCCCGATTATTGCTGCTCCAATGTCACCAATCCCTTGTGGTAGAAATGAAACATCTCTTTCTCTTGTAAATACACCTGGACTAACTATTCGTTCAGCCATATTTTTTCTCCTATTTATTATCTTTTTTATTATAGATTACATAAAAAAACTTTTTTTTTATCTTATATAAGTATTAAGTCAACTTCCCAAAATACACATACTTAGAAGTTTTTTTTAATAAAAAGGTTAAGAAGATGGTGTAAATTCACCAGTAGTTATATCAAGAGAACCTTGACCATATTTGTCTTCAAGATTTCTTAACAAACTCACTTCTTCTTCTCTCTTTTGAGCGAAGTTTACTTCTAATTCTACTAATTGTTTTTCGGCATCCTCTATTTGTTGAATCATCTGATATTTTCTCAAATGTAGGGCCCCAATTGTAGACTGTATTTGTTGATATCCTTGTTGGATTTCACCCACCGCCTGAATCTCTTCAGTTGTTAATTTAGTATTTTTCTTTGGCATATTTATAACTCCATTTTTATAATATTTATGTTAATAATATATATAATATTAATTCTTTAAACTACTCTTTTATTTCTTCAATTTCCGTTAAAACTCTTAATGAATCTACTTCAGTTTTCAATTCTTTAATAGATTCTATCAAAATAGGTACAAGTTTATTATAATCCACTGCTTTAAATCCTTCTCTACCATTCAATCCATCTACTTCTTTCACAAGTTCTGGAATGACTTCTTCAACTTCTTGTGCTAACACACCAACATCGTGTCCCATATCTTCTCGTTTCCAATCATACTCAACACCACGAAGTTTCATAATATCGTCTAAACCATACTTTGTATCTGTAATATTCTCTTTAAGATTCATATCAGATGCAACGGTTGAAGAATAAGCAACCACATCAGCGTCTGCGTGGAATGTTCCACCCGCTGTAAATCTAAATTCTTCAATTGCATTTTGATATACACTAATTTGTCCACTTGAACCAGTTGCGAAACAAATATGATCACCTACATCATATCCAACTTTTAATCCTGTATTATATATTGAAGTAATAGCTGTCTGTCCTGGTGTAATACTTAATGTACTTCCATTACCACCACTAATACCAGTTCCTTGTGTTGCTAATCTTAAATTTTCTGAACCATCACCTTCTAAACCA